TATAATCAGCCAAGTAATTTGAGTAAGCTCTGTTTGCTCTATTACCTAACTCTATCTCATCTTCAACCGTCATACATATTGTTCCTGTTCTGCTCATAATTAACATCTTGAGATGTATTTGATGATGATTCCAACTCTGTTAATTTAAGTGCTGTTTGAGCATACAACTGGTCATACTTAAACTTTATATCTTCTAAATCTTTTTCAGCTATTTGAACAGCCTTAGCTTTGTCTAATTCAGCCTTTAACTGCTCCAACTGAATCTGAAATGATTGTTTTTCCATTTCACGTTGATGTTTACCTAACTCAACCTGACCTTTGATAGCTACATTCTGCATCTGCGCTTCTGCTGTAGTAGTTGCTGATTTAGCCAGCTCTGCTTGCATACGCATCTGTTCAAGTTGTGCTTGTTGCGATTCTTGCTGTTGTTGCTGTTGTGTTTGCTGTGATTGTTGTGCTGCTTGCTGACCTTCTGGACTTGCTGGATCAACAAAATATTTATTAGCCGAGTCTAGTCCTGAGAACTTACAGAAGTCATCTATAGTGGCATATATCTTGTTAGGATTAGTAAGCGTTTGATTTGGCATACTCATAATCTTTTCTTGCAGTAACTGAACCTGTTGTATGGCTGCAAGCTTTGCTCTAGTATCACCAGTTCCAGTTCCAACTCTCACTGAACTTCTTGTTCTTTCTTCCCACTCAGATGGATTAACTTTGACCCATTGACCACGAAACTTAAAATCTTCTATAGTATCAACGTGCATGGTAACAAGATCACGAATCTTATTACAAAGAGGTTTGATACCAGTTTCACAGATAACACGAATAATTAGACCAACTAATTCTTCTTTGGCGTTCATCATTCGCTCAACACCTTGTGAGCCAACTGCATTGCCAATATTTTCTGGGCTTGCTGTTCCGTCTGCTGATACGCCAGTTCTTCCTGCTTTTACTTCATCAAGATACTGCATCATACTAAATGCTGCATCACCAATAGCAGGTGTTTGCAACGGCATTATTGCATCAGTTCTTTTTACTCGGATTAATCCACCAGGTCTTGATACTAATAGGTCATCAAGATTTACTTGACCTTCAAGAACAACATTGCGCTGATTGTTTTGCAAGTACATGTTATCCATAATATTACGGATAATTGCGGTCTTATTGTCTTGGATAGACTTCAGGCGGTCATAGATTGATAATCCTTGGAACTTGTGTGACATTAATATCGCTGTGGTGCTAATCCAAGGTAAACTATCTATTTCTTCCATGCTTAAAATAACAGTTGGAGTTTCAACTCCTGCAACTGTTACTTTCATTAATTCAGCTATTCCATCACCATTTACATCAAGTTTTAAATAACACTCAGTAACCTCTACTAATCTGTTAGCATCATCTGAACTTAATACTGATGGAACTTGTGTTGGTTCATTCTGATAGTTAAATCTATATGCAGACCTAAGCAAATCAGAGCTAACTAAGTCTTCAATGTCTTCATCTTTATAACCTTCTTCTCTTAGGTCAGAAAGTGTCTTGTTTACAATGTGACATGTAAATCTAGCATTAGCTAAACTGATATTGTTATGTTGCGTGTTGACTCTAAATTCTTCAGGAGCAACAGGATCAATACAAATCTTTCCACATTTCTCAGTGACCTTAATTTTTGCACTGTATGTTGTAGGCTCTTGTTCTAATGGATTTTCTGATTGACTTTCATCTTCAGTTAATTCCAATATCTCACTATCTTCATCCAACAGAGCAACAGCTAACTGATCTTCTGTTAATCCTGAATAGTTGTATGTGGTTATCTTTTCATCATCTTCATAATAAACTTTTAACATTCCATTGCGTTGCATAAGTGCATCTTTCACAAATTGATGGATTAAAGTAAACCCATCATTTTGCTTCATCAATACATCATATACATATTCTGATTCAATTTGCGCCTGTAATTCATCTCCTTCATTGACAGGATCAAAAACCACCACCTCATTATTTTGAGTAAATGATTTCATAATCTGAGGCATTATCCACTCAATAGCATCAGCAACATCTGTTGATACCAATGAGCTACGCCCTTCCTGTTCATTGCCTAATGGAAGCCCAAGATAATATCTAAGCGGTTCTTGCAGTGAAGGAGATGAAGTTGTCGTAATATCAGCATTAGCCATTTCATTTTGGATAATTGCCAATATTTCTGAATCAGTCATTTTTGCCATCTTAGCAGCCTTTTTTCTTACCAGGCATCATTGGAGATGGAGCTTTTTTTGATTTAGACTTAGCCATTTTTAATCCTCTTTTATTAAATTACACCACGTTGTATATATGAATAATCTAATGCTCCAGAACTCCAAGAGTCATTAGTCATATTCTGTTCTGCCATCGCAAGATACCTAAAACAATCAGCTCCGTGAGATGAATCATCATGAAGCGGTGCGCCAAACGTACCAGTGCTTTGATTTTGTGTTCTTCTATAGCGTTTGATTTGATTCAGTAACTCTGACGCTTTCTTATCAATCCAAACTCTACCAAACATCATCCTTGCCATCTTGATTCCTTCCTCGATGTCCTCACGTCCTAAAACATTAACACTTCTTCCTAATGCCATTAATATTTCTTCTGTAGACCTTCCTGATTTAAAGTCACGACTGCGACCATCATGAGGAATATAGTCCGTGCCATAATTGTAACCTTTTGTATTCAATTCAGCAATGTAACTATCTAAAGTACGATGTGAATCTTCAATATAATCAATAATCCTTACTTCACCAGAACCTGATCTCTGCACCATCATTATAGACATAGAATCGTTCCAACCTAAATCCCATACTGTATGAACTTTCAATAATGGATCGTATGGAGCATTGCCTAGTCTTTTTTCAAGATGAAGTTTAGTTATCTCATTAACGTAAATAGCACCTTCAACAGCAGGACGACATTCTCCATCCCAAACTGTTTTATATCCTTCAGGATCACGTTTTAACCAGTTTATTCTTTCCTTTTCAAGTTCCTCTGGAAACCAAGGATTATCAGAATAGTTGCATTTTATAACAACAGCTTCTTCATTATCTGTCAATACAAATCTAACATACGTTTCATCAGTGTCTAGTTCTGGATTGAATGTTATCCATATTTCACTATTTGGTTTTCTAATAGTTGGTATTAAAACATCCCATGATTTCTTAGTACAAACCTGAGCTTCTTCAACCCAACATATATCAACACCTTCAAAAGACTTTAGGTTTGTAATTCCTTGTTGACGAATACCTGCAAAACTAAACTCAGAACCATTAATCCCGATTATCTTTGTTTCAAGCACTGTAAACATATGCTGTAAACCAAGTATATCAATCTGATCCTTAAGCAACTTATGTACTGATTCTTGTATGGACTTCTGTGTTTCACGAGCGCAAAGAACTCTTATCGGTTCATTAACAGACTTAATGATTAATGCTCTTGCAACACTCCAACTTTTTCCTGAGCCACGTCCACCATAAATGACTTTATATCGTTTTGGCTTAAATATATCTTTAAGACTTGGAGGAAACTTTGCCTTAATCGTCGCCAAATGAAACCTCTATCCTGTGGACTATTGCTCCACCATCTGCGCCAGTTACAGTATTGTCACTTCTTGCTAACTTTGGAACATGATATTCAATAACACTTTGAAATAACTGAAACGCACGCTCTGGATTTGTTTCAGCAACTTGGTCAAGCCATCCTGTTAATCTGTGAGCATTTCCATCAACAAAATCTGCAATAGCTTGTCTTGCTTGTACAGTTGCAACATTTTGTACGCCCTTTTGACGACCACCTGTTTTTTCTCCACCTGCTTTTCCTAATGTTGCCATATCTAATTTTGTCTTTTTTAGACAACTCCTTATCTTAAAATTAGTTATTAAAAATACTGCGATTTCCAATTAATAAACGCCACCTTTGGTGACTCACCATAAGCAATTCTGTCTGCACTATAACACCTCCAGTAATTTCCAACTCACTTAATCTTTGGTTTCATAACTTTTTTCATTTGCCTTGAACATTATTAATTTCTTTCTGTTCTTGTTGCTAACCTTTAACGCCATTATTATTACCTTTGGTGTTCAATCTTTAAATCATACAATGGAAACTCTTTATTGCAATCAACACAAACTTTCTTGCGCCATGAAACATAAGTTGCCTGGTACTTATGTTTGCAAATCTTTGTCCGTTTAATCATGCAGATCTTCCTCCACCTTCATATCCTGATAACGCTCCAACGTATCCATTGCCTCTTGAACATCTTGCTCTTCATCCTTTGCACCTCTTTTCCCTGCACACAACAACTTTTTTACCGCATGTTGCAGACAAGGGTCTGTTACATTAAACAATTCCAACACCCGATAAACGTCAATGCCGTCAATATGCCGTACATCTTTAAAATAATGATTGTGCTTCATTACAACCTCATCACAAGTACAAAAGCTTTTATCCTGCTCATAGTATTAAGAGCTTCTAAAAACGCCTTTAATTGCGCTTCAGTTGGCATTTTGTTCATCTTATCTGCCATATAATAAAAGTATTCAACATCATCCATCATTTCTCCTAATTATTAAATATAAACCATATAAAATTGCAATCATCTTTTAAACACCAGCTTAACAATGCCCACCAACAATATAAAAAAATATACCACCAATACAAACGGTAATAAATACCACGACATTGCGTAATCTTTCTTCATAACTCCAATCCTTCACGTTCTTGTTGAAATCTACCTTCATGTAAAACTACCTTGTCATCAATCTTAATTGCTTTTGCTTGTACTGTTCCAAAAACTTCTTCAACCTCTTTTATAAGCTCTAAAACTTCTTCCATCCAACTCCTTGTCCGAGATTTCTGTCCACCTGTCCGTGTCCTAAAGGACACTCGGACAGGACGGACACTTTTATTAATCCTGTACAACATGTCCAATAATGTCCAATTTGGACACTTGGACAGATTATAATATCCAACTATAATCTCCATCAACAGCTATAAGTTCTTGTTTTAACAACTCTTTTCTGCACTCTGAAAAGTTTTGCCTTCTTTCAGCAAGCTCTTTATGTTCATTAAAAAATGGCTTCCATTCGGACAGACTTACAATTACGTGTCCAGAACCTAAAATGGACAGTTCTGGACGCTCTTTTCCAATAGTTTCTGATGCTAAAACTAAACTGTCCATAGCTTTTTGTAACTTTTTTGACAATACTTTTTCTTTAGTAGCTACACCTTGATACTCTAAATAAACACTGGTGACTTGCTTATCATCATCTTCATCATAAAATACCTCACCTTCTAACTCTACTTCTTTAATAATAAAACTCATATCAGTGCCAAATCCAAAGTCTTTTGACTTGGTGCAACTAAAAGTAATTGCATCTCCATTCTTAGTGACACAAAACTCTGCGTCCATAGCTGCTTTTATAGATGATGAACCTCTTGACCTTCCTTTATCGCCATGTCCACTATGGTGAACTGTTACAATCGCAGCATCTAAACGTCTGGCAAGTAATTCTATAGACTTAAAATACAATGCCATATCTTCAGAGCTGTTTTCATCTCCAACCATATTCCTGTGCAACGTATCAATAATAATAATATCAGGTTTAAAATCTAACTCTGCTACTATTTTTAATATTTCATCAGCTTCTTTACTATCTAATAGATTAATGGATCGTCTGCTTAATCTAATATTCTTTGGCGGTTCTCCATATTTTTGTGATAATGCTTTAAAACGCATTGAAGCACCACGCAAACCTTCACCCATAATAATTAAAGTTTTTAATTCTTCTTTTATCTTATGACCATGCCAGTTTCTACCTGTTGCAGCACAAAACGCCCAATCCATAGCAAAAAGACTTTTACCTGCACCTGACTCACCAAAAAGAAGATTCATTGAGCCACGCTCAAGTATTCCCTTTATTAACCAGTCAGGCTTACTAATACTTGCCATCATATCTTCGATGGTAACAAATAACTCCTCTGGTTTTACTTTACCAAAAATGATTTCCCTAACTGCATCAATGCCTAGTTCTGACATCATGTCGTTAAAGTCACCATTAATGGTGGGCAGTACAATATCAACACCACACTCTTTTGCTTTGCTCATGCCAACACCAGAACTGTCATTGTCTGCACAGATGACAATCTTCTTGCCAATGTACTGGCTTGCAATCATTTGTGTAACAGGCTTAAGATTTCCAGCGTTAAATGCTATACAGACAGCAAGTTTTGTAGCTTGGTTTAAACTATCTGCTGTTGCAAATCCTTCTGCTATCAATAAAGTTTCAGACTCAGAAGGATCTCCTATCCAGCAATGACCTCCAAGCATCTTTCCACCAGAATGAAACCTTTTAGCACCGTCACTAAATATTGATTGTACAGACTGAATTTCTCCATCTGCACCATATACAGGTATGATTAACTTTCCGCCAAACATACGAGCCATATTTGGACGTATTCCTTTGTTAGTAAGATAATCATGACTTACAACTGGAACAGCATTATCAAATAAAACCTGCGCTTCCTTTGCTGCTACATAATAAGACGCATCACGTTCAGCTATTGCTTTTCGTTTAGCTTCTTCAAACTGTTGACGCATAGCCTCCTGCTCATGTATGTCTGGAACATAATCACGTTTCTCATGCCATTGGTGTTGCTCTCCACTGCGCCAACAACCAAACACAGCTCCTTTTGCATCATCAAAAACATGCACCCAACCAGAGCGATCATTACGCCTGCCGTTGGTTGAAAATCTTGTAACTTTACCAATAGCTATATTAGATGGTGGTTCATAACCAACTGACCTTATTGCATCACATAACTCAGGCAACATTGAAATAGTCACTCAGTCTTTTAATTAAATCATAGGGAATGATCTTCAATTTATTATTGGCAAACTTCCACAATACATTATATTTAATGCCAGTATTCTTTGATAAATAAGTTAAGTTTAAAGGTTGCAGTTTATTAATTATTTCTTCTGGTGTGAACATTATTTTTTTCCCTTTGTTAAAAATTATTTTGTTTTAGGTGTTGCAATTCTAAATTATTTAAGTAAAATGTGCAACGGAATTAGAGAAAAAGATTTTTAACCGTAAGGAGAAACACCATGAGCGTACTAAGCTCTATTGCTAAACCAGATGATCGTTCGATCATTTGCACTATAACAGGTGATGCTGGACTTGGAAAAACAAGTTTAGCTGCCACATTTCCAAAACCTATATTTATCAGAGCTGAAGATGGTTTACAAGCCATACCTGTTGCTTCAAGACCTGATGCTTTCCCCATTCTTAATACTGTTGACCAATTATGGGAGCAACTAACCGCTCTTATAAAAGATCAGCATGATTATAAAACTTTGGTAATAGACAGCGTTACGCAGTTAGACAATCTATTTATGAATCACATAGTCGATACTGACCCTAAAAAACCACGCACCATAGCACAAGCATTAGGTGGATACGGAGCTGGTTTTCAAGCATTAAGTTCGTATCATGGCCGTGTTCGCAAGGCTTCTGGCATCTTGAATGAAGCCAAAGGCATGAACATTGTTTTTATTGCACACAGCGAAACAGAAACAATAGAACTTCCTGACCAAGACCCTTATACACGCTACAACATTCGTATGCAGAAAAAGAGCGTGTCGCATTATACAGATAATGTTGACCTGGTTGGCTATTTAAAATTAGAAACACACACCTTTGGTGATGGGGATCGTAAAAAAGCCATAAGCGATGGCACAAGAATACTGGTAACATACGCCTCCGCTGCAAATGTTAGTAAAAACCGTTACGGTATTAGTGATGACTTATTAGTTGTAAACGGCACAAACCCACTTTTAAACTTAATCCCTTCAATCGGAGCATAACAGCATGGCAAATTTTTGGACTACAAGCGACAACAATGCAATTACTACAACTGGTGAATTTACTTCTGGTGGCGGTACTATTGAAAACATACCTGATAACACAACTTGCCTAGCAATGATTGATGAAGCAGGCCTTGCTGAATATCAAGGTGATGAATACATCAGCCTACGTTGGGTAATAGCAGAGCCAGCTATTTATAAAGGCCGTAAAGTGTTCCAAAAGGTTAGGGTTTTTGATGTTGATACTAAGAAAGCAGACAAAGCCAAAAAAATGTTAATGGCTATTGATGCAAATTGTGGTGGTAAGTTAGCATTAAATGATGAAACGCCAAACGATACGGCAATGGCAAAAGCATTACTGCATAAACCAATGCTTATTAAAGTAATGATATGGGAGATGAATGATCGTACAGGTAACTGGGTTGCATCTGTAGCACCACGCAGTAAAACAACAGCCGTACAAACACCAGAGCCAGTTGTAGTTGATGAAGGTCTACACGCTGACGTACCCTGGTAAATAAACCCCATGCACAAGGATGTGCATAACTTAACTATAAATATAAGGTAAATAAAATGACTACGTTAAACAGATTAACCCAGAAACAAGTATGGGAAATTTCAAAAAACATTGAAGCAAATATTGAGCTATACAAAGATGTTGAGTATAAAATTATAGCAAATGCAATGGTTGCATTATGTGGTTATGAAGTTACTGTGGCAAATATTCAGGGAATAAAAGAAGCAACTGGTTTACAAATTGGAAGACAAAGAGAAAAACCAGTTTCATCAATTCAAAAAGACATTCAATATATTGCCAATCTTTTGCTTAATACTGACAAATGGAGGAATGATGAGGTTTTACTCTCTATTTTTAACAAGAATACGGAGCAATAACAATGGAACAACGCACAGAAGAATGGTTTGCCGCCAGGAAGAACCGTGTAACAGGCTCAAGTGTTGGTGCAATACTAAGCATGTCGCCTTTTATGAAGCCAGAAGATGTTATGCGTAACATGGTGCGTGAATATCATGGTTATCCATCTGAGTTTAAGGGAAATGTAGCTACAAATTATGGTAATGATAATGAATCTATTGCATTAGCTGATTACCAGTTAAAGCACAATAAAAAGGTTGAGCTAACAGGTTTCCACAATTATGAGGATTGGCTAGGAGCTAGTCCTGATGGTTTGATTAATGATGATGGTTTAATTGAGATCAAATGTCCATACAGTTTAAGAGATAAAAACCCACCAGAGTTTAAGTCTATAGACTACCAAACCCATTACTGGTTGCAGATACAAATACAGTTGTTAGTAACTGGCAGGGAATGGTGTCATTTCTATCAATGGTCTGCACATGGAGAGATGCTAGAAACAGTTTGGTTTAATCCTTTAGCTATTGATAAATACTTACCGGAATTGCGAGAATTTTATGATAAGTATCTTGTGGAGCGTGAAGCGCCATCCTGCTTAAAGTATCTGCAAGACAAGCGCCAACAGTTGCAATGTGAAGCAATGCTGGAGTTATACCTTGCCGCTACAGAAGAAATTAAGAAGCTGGAGGCAACACGCAAAGATATATTGGCTGAAATAGTTTCCCTTGCTGGTGATAAAGATAGTGAGATTGCTGGACACAAGCTAACACAAGTACACCGTGATGGAGCTATATCCTACGCTAAAGCGATAAAAGAGCTATTGCCTGATGCAGACCTTACTAAATACCAGTCTGCTCCCAGTAGTTATTGGCGTTTAACGTGAAACTCCGTCCCTACCAACAACAAGCGCATGATGCAAATATATATTTAATTGTGTCAGTTATTCCTATATAATGGACTAAACGACACAATGGAGAATAATATGAATAAATGTAATTTTAATAACTGTGAAAGAAAAGCTGTATGTAAGAAATATTGTGATATGCACTATAGAAGGCTTTTAAAAAATGGTGATGTTAATAACTATGGAAATAGAATAAAAGATACAGGAAATATTACAGAAAGATTCCATAAAAAATATATTGTTAAAGAAAATGGTTGTTGGATGTGGGAAGGAAGCACAAGAGCAAATAGCAAAGGTGTTTTATATCCAAGAATAAGTAAAGGCAAAAAAGACATTGGAGCGCACAGGTTTTCTTACATGATGATACATGGGGAAATTAAATCAGGAATGTATGTCTGTCATAAATGTGATACGCCATTATGCGTAAATCCAGATCATTTATTTATTGGAACGCATAAAGATAATATGGCAGATATGGTTAATAAAGGCAGGTCGCATAAAGGAACTGGAGAATATGCAAATAGTTCTAAATTAACAAATGAACAAGCAAAACAAATAAGATCAATTAATTTATCTGGATCAAAACTTGCAAATTTATTTGGGGTTTCTCAAGCAACTATTAGTCGCATTATAAGAAAAGAAACTTATCAAAATGCTTAAGCTAAGAGATTACCAAAATAAAGCCGTAGATGATGCTTTTGAGCATATAAAAATATCAACTGAACCTTGTTTGATTGAAGCATTTACGGCAGCAGGAAAATCATTAATAGTTGCTGAACTTGCTAGAAAAATACATGAGTTTAGTGGTAAGAAAGTTTTATGTTTGCAACCTTCTCGTGAGCTTTGCCAGCAAAACATAGAAAAATACTTAGCCACTGGTAATGAATGTTCAATATTTAGCGCATCACTTGGAACTAAATGTATAAAACATAATGTAGTGTATGGGACTCCAAAAACAGTAGTTAATAAAATACATCGGTTTGGTAATCAATTTGGTGCAATCATACTTGATGAGGCTCACGAATCATTAACACCAACCATATTTAATATTATTGATTCTATAAAAAAACATAATCCTAATTTAAGGGTTATTGGATTAACCAGCACACCTTTTAAGTTAGGACTTGGATATATTTATAAACTTGATTTAAACGATAAACCAATACCAGAAGCGATTGCTAAAAACCCTTATTTTTATAAACTTGTTTGTCAAATATCTGGAAGATATTTATTGGAGCATGGTTATATTACAAAACCTGTTATTGGGGAGATTAATTCAGCATCTTATGATACTTCAGGATTAAAGCTAAATAGCTTTGGTAAATTTGATGATAAAACAATTGATGCTGCTTTTGTTGGTCACGGCAGAAAAACATCGTTAATTGTTTCTGATGTTGTAACTCAATCTGTAAACAGAAAAAGCATTATGTTTTTTGGTGCAACAATAAAGCATTGTGAAGAGATACTTGCATCATTGCCACCAGTAATATCTGCAATGATTACAGGCAAGACAAATAAAAAAGAACGTGAACAAATAATTTTAGACTTTAAAGCACAAAAAATTAAATATTTAGTGTCTGTTGATACGTTGACAACTGGCTTTGATTGTACCTCGGTAGATGTTATAGCTTTACTAAGAAAAACAGAGTCTAGTGCGCTTCTTGGGCAAATTATAGGTAGATCAGTAAGAATACATGAAGGTAAAAAAGATGCTTTGATTTTGGATTACGCTCAAAACATTGATATGCACTTTCCAGATGGAGATTTGTTTAATCCAGAGATTAAATCTGTTTTTAAATCTGAAGGAGAATTGTCGCCAGTTATTTCTGAATGTCCTGAATGTAAATGCGTTAATCAATTTTCTGCTAAAAAGAATGATGAAAAATTTAGTATAAATAAACATGGTTATTTTATAGATTTAGAAGGCAATGAGATAGAAACAGAATACGGAGCTATGCCAGCTCATTGGGGAAGGAGATGTCAAGGTTATACACTTATAAAAGGAAAGTATAGTCAATGCGCTTATCGTTATACGCATAAACTATGCGAGGTATGCGAATCTGAGAATGATATAACTGCAAGATACTGCTCATGTTGTAAGAACGAATTAATAAACCCTAATGATCGCCTGGTGGCTGACTTCCAAATGAAAAAGAAAGACCCAACACAAATACAGACTGATAAGGTTGTTGCAATGCGTGCAACACCCACACTAAGCAAGGCAGGAAATGAATGTTTACGGGTTGATTTTGTAACCGAGTATAGATCGTTTCCAGTATGGTTTACCATGAAGATGCAGAAGCACTACGATGCTTTTATGGCATTTACTGATGGAGGCTTTACAACGCCAAATACCATCACATATAAAAAGAGTGGTGATTTCTTTAAAATATACGACTACAACAGGAGTGCCGATGAAGTTCCACAATGACATACAAGTATTTGGCAACATAGATTTTCGAGGGGAATGTCCTAGTGAATCTGCTGAAGCAGTAACCTTTTTTGCAAAACTACGCAGGGAACACCCAGACAGCTATGGTTTGATTGCAACGCACATTAGGAATGAAGGGTTGCGTACATTCTACCAGGCAACCAAACAGAAGAGCGAGGGGATGACAAAAGGTGCGCCTGATATTATTATTCCGGCAAGCGTTGCGTTCATCTGTGAACTAAAACGTCAAGACCACACCAAGTCAAAATGGCAGGATGGACAGCAAGAATACCTCTTGGAAGCCCAGAAACAGGGAGCTTTCGTCTGTATTGCGCTTGGTTATGTTGGAGCGTACACAGCATTTAATTTGTGGAAAGATAAAGAATCTTTACATTCTGTAAAATAAATATTATTATTTAACCCTACAAACAAATAAATAAAAATAAAGGGGAATAAAATGAATACTGAAGATGAAGCAACAACTTGGTTAAAAGACATGGTTGATTCAGAAACTTATTATCCTGAGTCAAGACAAAGCAGAGCATGGGCAATAATAAATGAATTAAAAGCTAAGTACGCTAATTTAACAGAAGAAGAATGGTCGGAAGAAGATCAAGATCATTTTGAATATGCTTATGAAGCAACTCAAGCAGATTGTCCTGGATATTAAATAAATTTAAACCACCGCCTCAAGGACGAGGCATTAACTACAACTATAAAAGGTAAAAACCATGAACAATAAAACAGCAATTATATTAATCTTATCAGCCTTTACATTAGGTGGCTTTATTGGCGCAACATATACAAAAGAAAGCCATGCCGTACAAATACACAAGACTGGCTCTGGCATGTTTATTATCGACAACAGCCCTAAAGGTGAGCGTATCTACCAGGTGTTGGAGCTACCAACCAACGTGCCTAGCTTTGTAAGTAAAGGAGAGTTCTAATGTTTGCCTATGACGAGCGTGAAGAAGCAAGCATGGAGTTTGATAGCGTAATTGATGATATGCTAACAGACCAAGCATTTGGTGGCAGTCTAGTAGCCCAATCATTTGTAGATTATCTGCAAGCTTTAATTAACGCTGACATAATAGAAACAGACGGATCAGATTTCTTTCAGCTATTAGAAAATGCTACATTATCCACCAAGTACACAGATATTAATGTGCTAGTCCAAAACGCCATGAACTGGAAAGCATTACAACTAATAACTTTTTGAAGGGAGGCAACCACTCGCCAGCCGTAAAAAGCTGGCTTTTTTTTTAGGATAAAAGATTATGAAAGATTACAAGAACCCACCATTAATACCATTTACAAAACACCAAAAGATATTATTGATTGCAATGACAGTTGCATTTATTTTGTTGGTGATAGAAGGCATTTGTTTATGATGACGGAGCAGGAACGGATTATAAAAAGGAGGGAACATAACCAGCGTTACAGACAAGAAAACAAGTTATCAATAAATGCTCGTGCAAGAGCAAAAACATTGAGGTCAAAAATGCCCAATATGCCAGTTATAAATGTATCGTCAAACATGACCAAAAGAGAAATGGCTAAACTGGTTGGCGTTAAGATGTTAACCCTTGAAAAAATACTTAAGGATAAGAAATACTGCGCTCCAAAACATACTGGTGTGCATTTTGACGGTACTGTTCTTTATAACAGAGCGGCAATTATGGAATGGCTACCCTACGTTCGTGAAGCATCAGCGTTTATTGGCAAAGGCAAGCCAATTAAGATTACTGGCATGGCTGCACAGATAGTGGAGTTTATGCACAAAAATAAAAAAGTAGAATTGTTTTGTAATGAACTAAGACGCAAACAAATGGACATGAGGATTAACAATGGATAGGGATATTGATTTTGCATTGATGCTCCAAGTGCTACATGTAAAAGGTTATAGCCTGGCAGACATAGCCAGAAAGACAGGCACATCAATGAGTACGCTGTCAACCGTTAAACAAGAATCTAAATGCCCACCAGCAGGGTGGTTAGAAGCAATTAATCTTCTTGATTACTGGCTTAAAGCAACAGGGGAAAACCCTCCGAGGGTTGGGGATCATATTAGTGTAGAGGTGTGTGATGACTAAAATAAAACACCCACTATCTGATGAAACAGCACGCTGTCTTGGTAGCAACTGCGATAAAAAACAAGATTGCCAACGCTACCTAACCATTGAAATTGATACCAAAGATTATATGTGGCACATGGATGCAATGAAGGAATTAAAAGAAATGGATTGCAGTTTTTTTATAGATTTTCGAGGAAATTATGATGACTATTGAAAGAGAGTTGCTAAGAAGAATATCAAGCCATAGCGGTACTACAATGGATACCCATTTTATTTACGAAATACAAAAACTCCTCACCCAACCTGAGCAAGAGCCTTTGAGTGATGATGTAATAGCAGATTTATGGGGGGATAAATATGCTGGTAAAACTTTTATGGTTCGTAACTTTGCCAGAGCAATAGAAAAAGCACACGGTATTGGGGGTGGGGGATGAGTAAACCAGCGGCATTTATTATGGTAGAAGGCGGACGAACTTGGCTTAGAGCTAGTGCTGAAACCGAAGAAGCAATACGAACAGGCTTTATCATGGAGAGTATACCTTTATACACAGCACCAGCAGCCCGAAAACATTTAACTGGCATAGAAATATCACAAGGGTTTAAAGCTGATGATGATGCCACACACCCGTATAGCTATTGGGCAGGTGTTAATTTTGCTGAAAAGCATCACGGCATTGGAGGTGGTGACCACTTTGCGGGAATAGCGATGCAAGGGATATTAACAACACTATCTAAAACAGTCAACCCCGATTCAGTTGCGCAGATGTCATACAACATGGCAGACGCAATGATTGCAGGGAGGGAAAAGAAATGATTAGTGAAAAAGAAATAGAAGAATACATTGACTCAATACGCTCATCATTATTTAGTGTCC